TGGTTTGTTGTGGTTGTTGTTTGGTTTGTTGTGGTTGTTGTTTGGTTTGTTGTGGTTGTTGTTTGGTTTGTTGTGGTTGTTGTTTGGTTTGTTGTGGTTGTTGTTTGGTTTGTTGTGGTTGTTCTGGCTTATTAATTTCTGTTGTGGCTTCAGACGGTTCTATCATTTTATTTTGAAGTAGTAATAAAATTATACACCCCATTGAACATAATTTTAAAACACATTTATCATTATCTAGATTATTTATATATATAATAAATAATAATAGTATTAACATATATATCATTGACATAATTTTATATTATATATATATAAAAAAAAATAGATATTAATATTATTATGGAATATAAAACAAATACGAAATGGAATGTCTGGTATCATTCTATTCGTGATAATAATTGGGATAACAGCAGTTATAAAAAAATTTTTGAAATAACTAACTTATATGATTTATTTTATTTTATAAATAATATTGATGATATTCATTTATTTAATTCAATGTTATTTATAATGAGAGATGGAATATTCCCTACATGGGAAGATGAAAATAATAAAAATGGTTGTATGTTTTGTTATAAGATTAAATCGGATATTATATTGAATGAATTTATAAATATTATAAAATCATTAATATGTGAAAATATACATTCTGATGAAACAAAATATAATCTAATTAATGGTATTTCTATTTCGCCTAAAAAAGAGTTTAACATATTAAAAATTTGGATTCGTGAAAAGTCTACAGATAAAATATTAAATTATTCTACAAATTATATAAAAAATAATAATATGTTATATAAAAAAAATTAATATATATATATATATAATGAGTGATAAAATTTGCGAATATAGGGTTTTGGGAGTGATACTCCTAGTATTATAGTTATGTTGCTTATCTCGGCATTAATTACAAGTCGTGGTTTAGCACAAGAACTTTTTGCTGGTCAACGTAGAGGAGTGATTATTCATATATTATCAGGTATCTATATTATTGTTTATTTAATTCATTTAAGTAAGAACAGTCTCCTAACAGTTTCCAAATCGAATTCTCATTCTAATAACACAACAACTCCAAACGAAAAAGTAACAGAAGAAGCACCAGATTCTAAGGTGTGTTATGAAGTTTCGTATTATAGTATCCGTTTTTTTTATGACTGCTTATTCTTAACCATTTGTTTTAATTATTTGTTCGGAATTATATGGTTTTATTTGCTTGATATTATTAATTATCAACCTCTATTGGGGTATAGTATAGATGAAATAAAAAATAGGATAGAATACTTACAAGAATCTTTGAATGCCTTAAATCCTTCACTGTTGGGTTCAGAATAAAAATAACTTAAATAAATGGATACATTAATTGTACTAAATATTTTGGTAGATTAATTTTCTTTTCTATTTTTTTATTATATGGATTTTCCAATCCTTTATTTACATTATATAATTCTACATCTTTACATAATTTAAAAATTGTTAAATACATATTATATTATAATATTATATGGTTTTGTTGTATATAAATATCTTTTAATTTCTTTATTTAATTTATTCCAAAAATATAATGGAGCCATCATAGAACACTGACATATCCTCCATTCATCATCATTGCTTTTTATTTGTCTAAAGTTGTAATTTTTATTATATGTATGTGTTGTAATTAAACATGCCTTCTCTTTATATACTAAACATGCTTTAATACAATTTTTATCTTCGCTTTCAATTGCCATTAAAATTCTATAATTTTTTAATTGTTGTCCCTTATTCGTTTTGGGTATTAAACTATTATGAATATCTGTATATCTTTTAAATGGTACATCATTCCATTTACAATTACTATCAGATTCAATGTTTTCTGTTAATAATTCATTAATATTAAAATCATATTTCATTAAACCTGGTGCGTGACCTTGTATACGATAGGCATCTGAATATCGATTACTTTTTCCTAATTTATTCATTATTATTATTAAATTTGATATATAATATAATCATTTATATCAAATTAAATATGCCAGAAATTGGCATTCAAACAGTTGAAACAAAAGATTCTTCTACACAAACTGAATTCACTGTATCTAAAAAAGAAGAAGAAAGGGTTCGATTTTATAATTTTAGATACTTAAAACATGTATACAATACAATAGAAGGAAATACTTATGTGAGGTATTATACATATATACCAGATAATGATAAGCCTTGGGTACATGAAAATAATTTTTATAATACATTAAATGAATGTGCTACTAAAATGGTGCGTGTATATGGTAATAGAAATACGTTAAATGTTTATGATGGAACATTATATTATTTTTATAAAAATGAGTGGATATCTATTAATAATCTAAGAAAATAATCATTTATAGTCTTTCATAATACCTTCATAATCAACATGTCCTTTTTGTATATCTGAATAATCTTTTCTCTGTATTACTTTAACTGGTACAATAAGTAAAAATTTATCTTTTTTTTGTAATTCTTTCCAATACTGATCTAATGCATATTTTGAATCATCATTCGTTTCTATTAATTTTTGTAACCCCCTTTCCCAATGATTTATTAATGTATCATAATATTTTTGTTTAACTATATACGATGTTGTCGTTTGACAATTTTTAACTCTATATATTGATTCATCTAATATATCATATGGTTTAAAATTATTACCACCAAGCAATACAACATCCCATTCTATATTAGAGTTTAATAATTTATTTAATTTTGTATAAGTTTCATCAACATCTATAAATTTAACATCATCCTCAAATATTGCGACATATGGGTATTTATTGTCTCTAGCTTTTTTTAATATAGATAAATGTGATTTACTGCAACCAATTGCTCCATTATAATCTTTTATAGCATCGAATCTTATTGGATTTTTAATTCCAAAATTATTTAATTCGCGAATTGTTTCCATTTTTCTATCTTTTCTTTTTTCTAGATTTATATAATATGTGTTATCAAATAAATTCATTACATTCTTTTCTAAATTAACTTCATCCTCGTGATCATGTTCTTTTTTCGGTATTTTCCAACATCTATCTTTTGAACAGTCTCCATATGTTCTTTCTAAATAACTTATATAGTTATTTGGTATTTTTATTTCTATATCTTTTAACACACCAGTTGATAAATTATCAATATCATCACAATTATACCACTCTGTATGTTTCCATCCTTCTTCAACTGATTCATATTTGTTATCTTTTTTTTCATAATTAATAATATCTATAAATATTTTATTTTTATTATAGTCTCCATCTTCTCTATGTGTTAATATTTTTATAAGTTTTCCCGGGAACTTTTCAACCACATGTAATCCAGCTTTTTTAAATTCTTGAAATAATTCATTCTCTTCTTTAATACATTTTGATAATCTATTATAGTCTTTTTCATTCATCCCCAGATCAATATAATCATCGTGTTCTATTATTTTTTTATCTCTGATACATCCTAATAAAGTACCCGCGGTTGCCCAATATTTAATATTATATTTTTCAAATATATCTATCGATTTTTTAATATTATTATACAATGTTTCGTGTATAATATTATATTCTTTATTTGTGTAATATTCAATAACATCTTCATCAACACAAAAAGTATCGTATATTAAATATAGATTTAATAAATATAATACAAAAATCAATAAATATTTCATATAATTTATATAATATATTATATATATTATATATATGAGTGAAGAAGAAACTAAAGAAACAAAATGTGATAATGTAGTAAAATATGATAATATGATTATTTATTTACTAGTTATTGGTTTTATAATCTCCTTTTTCCTCCCTTCATTTTTAGCATTGATGATGTTAGCTGGTGACAATGGTACTACTTATGCAAAATCATTATTAATATATTTAATCATTCATTTTTTCATATTAATAACTGTTATATTTTTCGTAATATACAATATTTCTAATACAAAACCCACTTCTTACAATGAAAATAATGAATGTAATCCTAATACATGGCGTTGGGTAGCTATCGGTTTTTCTATTGGTACTTTATTCTTTTGTTTAGTTATTAGTTCTGGTTATTGTTATTCTAATCTACAAGAAATCGGAGAATATGAGTAATTTTTAGATATTTAAGAAGATTAAAACAAATTATCAATTATTTTTATTAATAATATAATCACGTGTTATACCCTTTTTGTTTAATAAATTTTTATAAAAATCATCTAATTCCAATTTATCTATCAACCATTGCTTCCATTTTAATTTTGGCATATAATCTAAATTAATTGATAATATCTTATCCATTAATTTATTCATAAATATATCTGTTGATATTGTACTGGATTGTAATTCAATTGGTATTGGTATATTTTTAAGCTCACACTGATCAATATAATTTTGAAATAGTTTTTGTTTTTCTTTATATCTAGTTTGTATATTTTCAATTTGTTTTAACTCATATTTCTCAATATGAATGATATCTCGATGAATATCATTTAACATAGTGTACATTAATTCATGTTCATCTATCATATCATTTTTTGTTTTTAATGATCCATAATAATCTATAACTTGTTCTATAAATGTTATGATTATTTGCTCAACCTGTTCTCTCTTATAATCTTTTGATATTGTTAAATATCCAACAACATTATTATCAAGATATCTTTCAATTCTCCATGAACCTTTTTCAATTATATTATTTTGTGAATATGCTAGCATTATTGCTATTTGATATTTATCAACTTGAATGTCTGATATATAATGGTCTTTGAATTGTTCAATATCTTGTTTTGTTATTGTGTTTTTGTGCTTACATTCTACCATTATTTTAAAATCATTAAACACACATATTCTATCTCCACTACCTTTAATATTACTTGTATCTTCTACATATGCAAATCTATCGGTTTTTTGTATTAATTCTGTTGTTATCATATCTTCAAACTCATCTCCTTTTTGGTTTGTATTTAAATGTTCTTTCGGTTTCAACATTTCAATATCTCGTTCTTGTTTCTCAATTAATTTTTGTTTTTCCTCAACTATCATGTTATAAACACGTTTTCCTTCTTCAAAACCTTTGATATAGTTATTGTGGGATTCTTGTTGTATTTTTAATATTTCTCTATCTTTTTCTTGATACATTTTTTCGAAATTATATTTTAGATCATCAAACATTGATTCCATATTTGGATTATTTTTATTGATTAATTGTAAGATATCTTCATCCGTTCGTTCATTTAATTTTAATGAGCTATAAATTATTTCACCTAATTGAATTATAATACTTTGATGAAATAAATTACATGAATTGTATATATTCATTTTAATTAATCTTATTTTTTTTTCTCTATATATATATATATATAGAATGGATGATAATAGCTTGCTTGTGATTATTTTGGCGTTTATCTTGGGATGTATGTGCTCGGGGATGATGAAGCAGATGTGTGGTGGTCGTTTAGTTTAAGGGGCACTATTACCGTCTTATTCTATCTGTCAGAAAAATTCGCAATGCGCTTCCGGGCATTGCAGAGGTAATATGGGCGGGTTTGCCAATGGTCATTGTAAATAAATTTCCGTAATATATGAATAATTTATAAAGTTCAATAACATCTTTTTTTGATTGTAGAATAAATTTTAACTATTAATACTTTGATGAAATAAATTACATGAATCGTATATATTCATTTTAATTAATATTATATTTTTTTGTTTATATATATATATAATGCTATCTAAATTAAAATCTAGTAAACGCGGATATAAACAGAAAGTTGGTGGTCAAGTAGACTGTAACAATTTATATGTTGAAGATAAGATTATATGGGATAAAATGGTACCAAAGGATGAATTAAATGAAATCGCATGTAAAATATTTACTACCAATAATACTAATGATATAGATGAAGAAAAACTAAAAGATATGGTATTAGAATGGTATGATGATGAACAATTCAAGAAATCAATAATAAAATATGTATTATATGTTCTTGGTTGGTATATTTTATATATAATAGTTTTCCTATTTTTTAAATTTTTATATCGCGATAATGACGATGATGATGATAAGGAAATTTTTAAAGGTAGTTGGGTTGATTTTAAAATATATTCTGTCATATGGACGATTATTGGATTCTTCTTAATCGTTTTACAATTATGAAGGTTAGTATAATAATTGACATATTAATATTATGATGACAATACGAAAAAATAATTTATTTATTAAATAAAATATTTAAATAATGTTCCATCATACCGTAATATACGAATAATTTATATAATTCAATTACATCTTTTTTGGATTGTAGGTAATGTTCTCTAGGTAATTCTTCACCAACATAAAATTCTGACATTTCAATATATTCTTTAGAATAACTATTAATCCAATCTTTGTATAAATCATTATTTTGTTGATATTCTCTTTCAGAGTCAGAAAGACAATTATAATAATCTTGACGCGTTCTTTTAGTATCATCTCTTTCAGATATATATTTTGTTAAATTTTTAAAATCATTATCAAGATTATTAGAATCAATAGATATCTTATTTAATTTATTTTCCAATTCATCTAAATTCATTTATATACTTTAATAAATCTATTATTTATAACTTTATATTTATACTTAATATTTTTCTTAAATGTATCTAAATTATAATTAAAAGGTATAAAAAATATCACTAGTTTACATTTATCTTTATCAAATAAATCATTAATAATACATATCATATTTATCCCCCCTAAATATAAATTCATATATTTTTGTTGGTTATAATCTTTTCCACCCCATGGAGGATCAAATATAACAACATCTTGTTTTAATCGATTCATTATTGATATATAATCATTTTTATACAATTTATAATTCTTAAATCCATATACTTTAAAATTATTTTCAATTATTTTTTGGTGGAACTCACTAATTTCAACGGTCTTAACAAATTTAAATTTATTCATTAAATAGATACTAGTTCCACCAATTCCTCCTGTACCATCAGTTATTATTAAATCATAAGAACCCATGTGATTGTATATAATTTTAATCAGTTCATTCGCATCTTTGTGTCTCATAATACTATATCTACCAATATCACTTACTTTCAATTTAATAATCTAATTTGGGTATATTTAAAAAAGATTTACGTTTATCTTTAATAGACATATCAAAATATTTGTTCTTAATTTCTGGTTTAAATTTTATTCTTTTTCTATCGTTACATATATTTTTATTATCCATTTAATTATATATATTTAAAAGGATAATTTTATTAGATAATAAATGGATATAGATGGATTGGTAGTTATTAGAGATGAAAATTTACATCAAAATGTATATGAGTATATTCAAACTAAAGAACTAGATGTAAAAGATATAAATGATATATTTATAGTATATTTTTCAATGTTAAGGGATGGATACTGTTTTACAATGGATAGAAATCAACTAATGGCATGTTTATTAGATATAACATATGTACTAAATCCAAGTAACGATAATATGGAAATTGTAAAACTTAATATGGTTAATGAAGATGAAGATGATGATGAAAGTGAAAGTGATTAAGATAATAATAGTGAATAAATCTTAAAATATTTTTTTTATATAATATAAATTATAATGAATAATATAATATTACTATTAATATTATTTATTTACTGGTGTATTATAAATCCACCATGTAATAATATAGAGGGCTTGATTATAAATAATGATAATAATTTTAAAGAAAGTGATAAAAAATTTATACCATATACATCAAAAGGATACAAATTAGCAAATGATTATTATACTATTCCAAATAAATGTTATAAGAGAACTAATGGATTATTAGATACATTAATTAGAGAAGATCCAAAATACAATAATTATTTAAAAGATTTTCCATATGATGATCCGAACATAGATAATAATTATAAATTAGAATCAAAAAAAACATTTTTATCACAATTTCAAGATATAATATTACACGATGATGGTGATAAAAGGAAAAAGAAAAAATATAAATTTAATAATAAAAAAGATAATTTAATGATATATGATCCATTAGATTCCCTATATTATATTGATATGGATATTGATATAATATCCGAATGTGAATAATTTTTATTCATATGAATATGAATAATCATCATCATTATAATCCTCAAATATTTTACTTCTATATTTAGAATACTTAATACCAATATATTTAATTATATAAATAAAAATGATAGATATAATACATGATATACCAATTAATAATAATAATATTAAAATTGTTTTATATTCTTTAATTAGATAATATAAATAATTTAAAAATCTTTCTTTTTTTGAAACAGGTTTTGTGAAATTTTTAACAATATCAGTAAAAAACTTCATAATAATATATATATTTATATATTATATATAAATATATATTATGAGTGAATGTAAAATATCAATATATTTGGCATATGGTATGTTACTATATATATTTACATCTATATATTATTTAATAATAACATATAATATTGGTACGCCGTTTAAAGATAGTTTAACACAAGAACAGTTATATATTAAACAAGAATCTGTATTAGTAAGAAAGCGGGTATTTTATACAGGTATTATAATTGGAGTATTTTTTATATGTATATGGAGACCATTTAAAACATGTTAAAATAATAATAATTTGAATAATATAACAATTAATAATAATAATAAAGGAATATGTATAAATCAAGGAGTTCGCCATCTTTGACGACAATAATTGAATGTGATGTTGAAGAAGAGGATAATACTTTTAAAAAATCAAACAGTTCACCTGAATTTATAAAAAAAAATATATATAAAATAAGAGGAGAGGGTGAATTAGGGATAGAATTATCAAAAAAAGATAACAAAGCGGTAATAGTAAATATATTAGAAGGATCATACGCATACAAAAAAATACCAATTAATTTAATAAATCTATATTATATTTATAGAGTAAATGATTTTGAAATTACAACATTTGATTGTATATTAAAATATATAAATCTAATATGGAAACGCGATAATGAAATAGTATTAGAATTTAAAGAATTTAAAGAATTTTCAAACGCGGATAAAAAACTAGACAAATTTTATAAAGATAATAAATTACATGAATATATAAAATTATTTAATGATATTGGAGTAAGAACATTTGAAGATTTAAAATTTTTAGAATTACAAGATTTTAAAACAATGAATATACCAGGTGAGATAATAGTGAATATATGTAAATATATTGGAATAGAAATACCAAAATCAATATATTTAACGAAATTTATGAGTACAAAAGAAAAACAGAAGATAATAACAGATAATAGTACTAAGGATGTTATAATATATATACAAAGTGATGACGGGTGGTTATGTATTTAATAAATATTAATATTTCTCATAAAGGAATTATTTAATTTAAATATTTCATTAATTAGATCATTTTTGAAATCATCATATGTAAAAAAAAATTCATCACGTTTAGTTGTTTTTTTTAATTCATATGGTTCTATTTTATATGAAAAAATATTATCTAAATTAGTTTTATTAATTAACATAATATCAATTAATTTAAATATAAATTTATTTAGTAGATCACTACCATCAATAGATTTATCATGAATAATTAATTTACATGAAGATATGGTTTTTTTACATGGATAAGTACAATCCATATCATCTAAAAAGCATAATTTGTTATGTACATATATTGAGGGATCCATTTTTTCAACTTTTATAATTTTATCGCATATAGATTTAATAATTGGATATAATTGTTTTTTTTTATAATGATCTAATTTAATTGGATCATTTAGTATACTTTTTAATTCTTGTAAATAGTTATATCTTACATATATTTTACCCCAATTTGGATATAGTTTACTATCTGGTGAATTTAATTTTATTTTTTTATATACTTTTCCAACAATACCATTATATTCAGTTTTAGTATATATAGTATACATTTTAGAATTTAAATTAATATTTACGACAGATAAATCATATGTTTCACCAATAGTGAAATTATCTATATTTAATACTTCTAAATGTTTTTCAATAATTTCTGATGTTTTAAGATATGTTATAATATTATTATTAAATAATTGATTTAAATTATTTTCAAAATTATAAAAATCATTAAATATATAACTATCATCTTTAATTTCGTTATAAATTATTTTTTTATCAACATCTCTAAGATCCATATTTCCCATTACAATATATTTTGTTTTATTAATTGTTTTTTTAACAGGTATATAATTATTGTTAATTATAACATTTGTAATTTTATTGTTTTTATCTACAATAATACCATTAATAACGGTAGTAATTGAAAGAAAATCATTACATTTATTTATAAAATCAATTGATTCATTAATATTATATAAATTAAATTTATCTAATGAATATATTAATTCATAATCATTTCTATTAATAATTGGTTGTGGATTAATAGGTAATAATAATTTATTATCATCAACTAAGTGAGACACTTGATTATATGAATCAACAACAAATGATTTTATAATTATATTATTCTCTTTTAATATATTAATTTTATCATATATCTCACAGGTATTTATATCTATCATATTTTTTATAGTAGCTAAACTAGTTTGTAATAGAACATTAGATTTTATTTCTGGTGTAGGATTTGAAGTATTAAAAACATTATAATCTAATTTAAATATAGATATATCTATATTTTTTTTAATATTATCTTCATATTTTTTTTCAGGCCAAAATGTTCTATAAAATAGTGGTTCATAAAAATTAGATTTTTTTAATATTATAATATATTTATTGTTTAATGGAATAAAATTATTTAATGGTAATTTTAATTTAATATCATTATAAATATGTTCTAATACAATAATATTATGATCATATAATATTTCTAATATAGGTAAAACATAATGATCATCTTTAAAATCATCACTTTTTATATACAGTATATAATTTTTCCAAGATATATATAAATTGAATAAATAATTAATATAACTTCCATTTTCGGATTTATTCAAGAAAATAATTAAATCACTAATACTTTTATATACAGGTATTTTAATATTTTTTCTAAGTGAATCATTAGATTCATTGATCCATGTACAGAAAGATTCAATATCATCATTACTTAATTCAGAAAATTCTTTCTTGAAATAATTTATTATTTTACCCATACACTGAAATTTTTCAATAGATATGTTAATTATATCATCTAATATTTTATTTACAGTAATTCCTAAGCACTTAGACACTGAACGAATAAATGAAATATTATCTTGTTCTATACCTAACTTAACAAATCCAAAAGGAACATTATCTGTATTTTTTGGTCTATTTAGATAAATTAATAAATCAATATCTAATTTTAAGTTTTTACACATTTCATCATATTTTTTTTTAGAATCATTTAATGAATTCGTTTTATATTCTTTTAGTTTTTCTTTAGTAATTAAAGAAACTTTATTTTTAGCTACACCACTTTTTTTATCTAATGATAAAAAATTATTTGTTTGATTAAAAAATTCTTTAAAGCTATCAAAGGGTTGACTATATGAATTAATTGGAGATGGTGTAACGGATGATATATAATCTGTATCAGTTGATTTTTTTTGAATTCTTTTACCAAAACAGCATGGCATAAGTACATTATCAGATCTATATCTTTTATCTTCTAAAAAATCTACATAGAATTCACTTACATCTCTATCATCTCCCCACCATTTACTAGTTCTATCAAGTACTGTTTTTTTCGTTTTACCACTTTTTTGAGTATATGGAATTATTTCAGACCGTTTTTGTTCTTCAGTCCAATTAGGATTATTAGGATCCAAACTTATATTTCTTGAAATATCCCAATATTTAGGACATATATAATGAAGATTTTTATCAACACCAGTAGTAATAACATTACTATAAGAATTTGGACCCGAACCAATATTTGTAGAATTATTAATATTTTCTAATTCATCATCATTAACAACAATGGGTTGTCTTTTTGATGTACCATCACATATTCTAGTATATGTATATTTTGACCCAGATGGTGATACAATAAGTGGATCAAATTTAAATAATTTTGGATCTCTACTACTATCTGTTAGTCTATTTATATAATATCTTGATATATCATATTCAGATCTAGGTGATGACCCTTCACTTTTACTACTACCACCTGATAATAAATTAAAATCAAATGAATTATTTGAATCATCGCTTGTGCTAATATATGACAACAAATCATCAATTCCAATGATATCATCATCTGTAATATTTATTTTTTTTTCAGAAGTATTAATAGTTCTTTCTAAAATATCATCTAATCCAAGAATAATATCATCATCTTGAACATTATTTATATTAAATGATATTTTTTTCGATTTATTTTCTTTAACAATTGATTTAAAATACATTTCATTTTTTTTATCAGTTTTTAATAGATATTTTTGATATAATCTAGTAAATGAATATATTAATTTAGAAATTCTTGTTAATTCAGGAAAACTATTTATATCATTTAATTCAAATAACATATCGACATTGTTTCTATTAAAAATATTCATCTCTACACCTGGCTCATCAGCAATTATTGTATGAATTTTTTTATTATCTAAAATATTTTGTTTTTTTATAGATAACCATTTACTATACTCATCATCTGCTTGTAAATAAGATATAGAAAAAATATCTACTAATTTATTTATAATATCATTTCTTGATAAATTTAATCTTGGATTACTAAGTGATGATATTATAGATGATATTGTATCAATATTATTATAATTATTAACTCGCTTATATCTCAAGTATATACTATCTTTATCATTAACATATAAATATTTTTCATCAATAATTCTAGTATATGGATTCATATTTTTAAAAAATGTTAATATATTTTCTTTAAGAAATTGAACTTTTTTAGATTTACTAACGAAATTACTCATTCTATATTTTATAATACAATTAATGTATTCTACTTTTGTTTTTTTATTATTATTTTTAAGTACATCAAGATCTAACAAAGGTAATTCAACAAAAAAGGATTTATATTTTTTTATTAATTTGTTATAATCTATAAAAATATCATTTAATTCTTTATCAGTAATATTAATTGAATTATGATTATCTATTACAATATCAATTTTACCAGTAAAATGTATTATAATGGAATAATAAAAATTTATTTTATTAATATTTAAAAATTTTTTAAGAACGATAACATTATTATTAAATATATATCTATTAAATCCTAGTATATTATTTTTATTAAAATCTTTTATCCATCTATTAATTAAATTTTTATTTATTAAACTATTTACAGATATAATAGATGGTTTATGTATTTTATAATATGAATTATTGTAATCATCCAATACTAATTTTATAAATGGAATTGATTCATCTAATATAATTTCCGCGAAAAATTTTATGATATTAACTTGATTATCATTATTATTAAAAATATTTAATTTAACAAATGAATAATAAAATCCATCACATGTTTTATCATCTATTTCAACATCATTAATAACAGATATTAATTTAGATGTATTTGATAATATATTTTCTATATCATTATTTTTACTATCATTTTTTTTTAAAATATTTGTAGCATATGGCCAATACTTTTTAATAATACCATTTATATATAGTTCAATATCGGGTAATTCAGGTAACCAATTATCTTTTGTATATTCCTTATTAATACTGATTCCATGTAATTTATAAAAATCATATAAATGAATAAAGTATATTTTATCTATATCATAATTTTCTAACAATAAATTGCTATTATTTTCAATATTTTTATATTTAACAACACCACTTCTATATACAAATTCATAATCTATATCTAATGTAGGGATTCCAGTTTCTTTATCATATTTAAATAATATAGATTCTTTTTTTTTGTCATTTAAATACCACATATAAATAAAATTTCCAGTGGTTTTATAATCAGTACAATAACTAGATATTTTATTACTGACATTTAAAATGGTGTCATCATCATATAAATATTCATTTATTTTTTTGTATGATTTATCAACATCTGATTTTTTTGTAAATACAAATTTTTTTTTATTTAAATAATTAATAACTTGAATGTCTTTAAATTTAATTATTGGTTTACAAGAATCAGACATGCTATTATAATTATAATGATATAATTTATTTAAAAATATACGGTGTTTCTTGAATTAATTGATTACAATAATATTGAGGATTTTTTGAATAATCTATTGGTTTATATACATTACATTCTTCTGCTTTTTCTAATAATTGACGCATATTATCCCAAAATTCAGGAGTATGTTGTTCTGTTATTGTCATAATATGTGCTAATTCATGTATTATTATAAACATACATGAATTAATATCATCTAATAATTTATTATTTTTATCTCGTATACATATTGCTATTTCTTCACCTTTATTTACATTATATGCCGTATATTTAGATTTATCTACTAATTCAAATAAACTATTTGGATTATATAATTCTTTCAATCTTTTAAAATTTGTTTTATCTATATGTTTACAGTGTTTTATAAGTTTAAGAATATTACTATTAATTTTAGCAAGAAAATTAGCCGCATCTAAACTATCGGGTAATTTAGCTACCATATAAACTCTATCATCCAGAGTTGATTTTACAGATGTAACATCCTTATTTTTATTGAGATAATTCATAATACACATAAATGATAGTAAAATAATTAATAATATAGATACATTAGAATTTTTATATTCTTGTGTCATTAATATTATAATACCTTATATAAAAATTTGATAATAAATTAATAAATAATATTAACACTCTAGTAATGGATATTCAAATATTAGATATATCAACCGACGATGTAGATGATGAATTTATTGTTAGTATTTATGGAAAAAATAACAGAAATATTAATGTTATTTTACATGTGAATGGATTCAAACCATATTTTTATTTAAAAGTACCGAATAGCTATACAGAAAAATATTGTAAAGATATCTTATTGAAAAATATATATTATAAATATGAAAATTATATTGATATTAAAAATTCTGAATTTAAATTAAGATCGTATAAAGAATTTTTTAATTATCACATAGATGAAAATGAAAATATAAAAAAATTCTCATTTATGAAATTAATATTTCACAATTATAGAGGTTTTCTTCAAATGAAAAGGAAAATAATAGAATACTACACTAATAATATTAATAACACAAATCCTAAAGTTAAAAGTTTTATTAAATGTAATAATAAAGATTGTGAATCATGTTTATATGAGGCAAATATCCCACCACTAATTAGATTTATTCACAAATTAAAAATAGAACCGTCTAATTGGATTAATATTCAAAATTATATAACTATAGATGATCCTGATTTTAAGGTACTTGAATTATCAGTACATCTTAATAATGTTAAAAAAATAGATAATAACAATATTAGTAATTATAAAATAGCATCTTTTGATATAGAATGTGATAGTTCTCATGGTGATTTCCCATTAGCCATTAAAGATTTTAAAAAACCAGCATTAGATATGATTGAATGTTATAGTATAAAAATGAAAGAGTATTGTGAATACACTATAGAACAAAAAATATATATTATAAAATGTATTGTATATTCATTATTTGATCTAGATACAGAAGATTCAATAGATATTGATAAAATTTATTTATCAACAAATAAACCAAATATTGATGATAATTTTGAATTATTTTCAAAAAGTTTCATATCAATGATTGATAAATGTCATGAAGATAAAAAATTAAGAGATAATGCTATTAAATATATTTCAAACAGTTTATCTAAATTAAAAAGTAAAAATAAAAAAATAAAAATTAAAGGTGATCCAATTATTCAGATTGGAACAGTTTTTAAGGAATATGGCAATGATAATATAAAAAGAGTAATTATAGTTATTCCAAATGAATCAAATGATGTAGATATATGTGATGATATTGATGGAATCGATGTTGTAAGGTGTAGTAATGAAAAAGAATTGATTAATGAATGGATTAATTTAATAAATATAGAAGATCCTGATTTCATAACTGGATATAATATATTGGGATTTGATTTTAATTATATCCATAACAGAGTTACTGAATTATTTAATAGTTCAACAAATAATATTAAATTTAATAAAAATATTGAATATAATTTAGGTAGAATAAATATTAATTATTCAAATAAATATTATAATAAAAAAAATGTATATAAAAAAGTATTCAAAAAGGATATAGAAGATAATAATGATTTCAATGATAAATCATATATTAATATGGATGGTCGAATTATATTTGATGTTCAAAAAGAAATTGAAAAATCGAATAATTTAGAATCATATAAATTGGATTCAGTATCTTCATATTTTATGAGAGGCCAAATAAAAAATATTAAAAAAATTAAACTCATAGATGATAATAAAATACTTCATAATCTAGTATTAGAAGTTAATACAATCAGAAATCTTAAAATAAATGATTATATAACAATAAATACTTATAGTAATATTGGGGAAATGTTATATAAAGATGGTGTAAAATTTAAGATAATTAATATTATTGATAATTATATTACAATAGATATTACAAATCATAATGTTAATAAAAAAGAACTTTTAAATTATAATAAACTTGAGTGGTGTTTAAATAAAGATGATGTTTCTCCATATGAATTATTTAATTTACATAAAAATGGAGGGGGTTCAGGTAGAGCTAAAATAGCAAAATATTGTATTCAAGACTGTGAATTATGTATTAATTTAATATTGTTATTAGATATTATTCCCAACAATATGGGAATGTCTAATGTATGTAATGTACCATTAAATTTTATATTTTCTAGAGGACAAGGTATTAAAGTTACATCTGTTGTATCAAAAATATGTGATATTAAAAATACAAGAATTCCAACATTAGTTGATCAAAGTCATGATAATTCGGGTTATGAAGGCGCCATTGTATTAGATCCAAATCCAGGTATATATATTGATGATCCTATTGCCGTATTAGATTATGCTTCACTTTACCCATCATCTATTATTGAAGAGAACTTATCACCAGAAACACTTGTAGAAGATAAAGAATATATAGATAAATTAAAGAAAGAAAATAGATTAAATGACGTATGTAATATTATTGAATATGATAATTATGAAACAATATTAGTTGGTAAAACTTATAAAAAAATAATTAATAAAGACAAACCAATTGAAACATGTTATTTTATTAAAAATAAAAGAATTAAAGATAGAGGTGTAATTATTCCAGAGTCAATGGGAATTATACCAACTGTATTAAAAGATTTATTAGATGAAAGAAAAAATACAAAAAAGAAAATGGCATTAGAACCAGATGAATTTAAAAGAAAAATATTAGATGGTTTACAATCAGCATATAAGGTAACTGCTAATTCAGTATATGGTCAATTAGGAGCAAAAACAAGTACAATATTTAAGAAAAAAGTAGCGGCGTGTACAACATCAGTTGGAAGAAAACATATTGATGATGCTAGAAGAGGAGTTATTGAGTGGGCAGAAAAGGAAAAATTAGAAAAACCAGAAATAATATATGGTGATACAGATTCTGTATTTATTAAGTTTTCTAGAAAAACTATAGATGGAAAAATATTGACAGGTGATGATGCTATAAAATATACAATTGACTGTGGTATGAAATCAGGTGAATATATAACAAAAAATATATTATCATATCCACAAGATTTAGAATATGAAAAAACATTTTATCCATTTATATTAATATCCAAAAAACGTTATATTGGCGATAAATATGAAACTATTAAAGATGTTGATAATAAAAAATTTAAAAGAACATCAATGGGTATTGTTACAAAAAGAAGAGATAATGCACCAATTGTTAAATATGTATTTGGTAATATTATTGAAAAAATTATTATTGATAAAAATTTAGATAAAACCATAGAATGGTTAGACAAAACATTAAATGATATTAATAATGGAAAATTTAGTATTAATTATTTCATAATAACAAAATCATTAAGAGGATATTATAAGAATCCATTAACTATTGCACATAAAGTATTAGCAGATAGAATAGGTGAGCGTGATCCTGGAAATAGACCAAAAGCCGGTGATAGAATACCATATGTTTATAAAAAATTAACATATGAAGAATTATATAATACTAATAGTTTATACAAAAGTGGTCCAAAAAAAGGAACACCTAAATGTAAAAAAGTTTTACAGGGGGATAGAATAGAGTTACCGGATTATATAAAAAGTAATAATGTAGATATAGATTATTCATTTTACATATCAAATCAGATCATGAAGCCAGTTGAACAAGTATTAGAATTAGACAATAAATATAATAAAGGTGTATTTCAAAAATATATAAATTAATTTATGTTAATTTCTCCAAAATTTTTTTCTATGTTATAATATATAAAGAATGGGAGGAGGATTAATGCAGCTTGTCGCATATGGTGCACAGGATATTTACCTAACATCTAACCCGCAGATTACTTTTTTCAAGGTAGTTTACCGCCGACACACTAACTTCTCTAGAGAGGTTATTGAACAGACCTTTTCGGGTAATGCCGGAGCAGGTAAAAATATTAATGTAACTATTTCACGAAATGGTGATCTAGTACATAAATTATATTTAGAAACACCGTCACACAATGTACCTAATGCTAGTTCATCTGCATTCAATTTAAATAATCCCGGTCATTCTATGATTGATAATGTTGTACTTGAGATTGGTGGACAGCAGATTGATAAGATATATGGTCATTGGATGGAAGTATGGGCTCGCCTATCAGAGAAAAATGAATATGCTTTAACTTCGTATCCATCGAATATCGGTACGACACTTGGAAGGATTAGTGGAACGAATGCTAAAATAAGTTTCCCCACAAATGGGGGACAAGCTAATGCTTCACACGCTCCTGTTTTATACCCGGCTTCTCGCTATCAGCAAATTTCTGGTGGTGGGGGTGTATCCAGTACCCCACCTGCTGGTTTTAATTCCTCGTTGACTAAAAGCGATGGGGTACATTACCCTGAATATTCGATACCATTACCATTCTGGTTCTGTAGAAATCCTGGACTTTCTCTACCACTTATTGCTCTACAATATCATGAGGTTAAACTAAAGATTCAGTTTTCGAATAATGTATTTTTAGAAAAAGGATCATCACAGGCTGACAAAATTTCTGTATGGGCTGAATACATTTACCTAGATACACCAGAGCGTCGCAGATTTGCCCAGGGTACACATGAATATCTAATTGAGCAATTACAGAGATTCGATGGAACCACTCCCACTACAAGTGCCAGTAGAACCAATGCCACGTTCGATCTAAATTTCAATCATCCTGTTAAGGAACTTATATTCTGTGGTAACTTCGATGATAAACATTATGGTGCTCTACCTGGTATCGCCGATGCTAATACTCAAGTTACACTCAAGCTAAATGGTCATGATCGCTTCAGTGCTGATAGAAGATGGGCGTATTTTTCAAAGACTCAGATATTAGAGCACCATACTGGCCCGGGTAATTTACATAATGGCGGTGACGAGGGATTCCCCTTCGGTAAAGATTGGCATGGTGGTGTTTGGGGTGATCACGTCGCCAGAGATCAGATAGGTGTTTATTCTTTTGCTCTAAAACCTGAGGAGCATCAGCCATCGGGAACATGTAACTTTTCTAGAATTGATAGTACAAGATTATCATTTAAACATTTATTTGCTAATAACGGGTCTTCTATCGATATTGTTATATATGCTGTAAATTATAACGTACTTAGAATTATGAGCGGTATGGGTGGTCTAGCATACTCTAACTAAGTAACTAATTAACTAATTTAGTTAATATTTTTTTTAAATAATGTGTTGTTTATTTATTTTTTTTCTATATTATATTATAACATAGAAAATGGGAGGAGGATTAATGCAGCTTGTCGCATATGGTGCACAGGATATTTACCTAACATCTAATCCGCAGATTACTTTTTTCAAGGTAGTTTACCGCCGACACACTAACTTCTCTAGAGAGGTTATTAAACAGACATTCGATGGTACACCAAGTGCCGGTAGTTTTATGAATGTCACTATTTCGCGTAATGGTGATTTAGTACATAAGGTATATTTAGAAACACCCGCTAAAAAATTAGACACTGGAAGATTAGCACATAATCCAGGACATTCATTAATTGATTATGTTGAGCTTGAGATTGGTGGTCAGCAGATTGATAAGATATATGGTCATTGGATGGAAGTATGGGCCCGCCTAACACAGAAAAATGAAACATCTGTTGTTGGATTTCTCGATGCCGCAGGACATGATTCATTTGTGCAAGTTAGTGGATTACCATCAAGCGTTACTGTGGCGTATAATGAAAAAGCGCAGAATATACCCCAAGACAAGCCAGATAATAGTTCTCACGTAACTGTACATAGACCATCTACTAGATATCAAAAATTAGCTGGAGGGGGTGGAATAACTTCACATCATCCAGATAATACAGGTGTAGCACAGATAACTACTAGGGATATTCCCGAATTATCTATTCCATTACCTTTCTGGTTCTGTAAAAATCCTGGTTTATCTCTTCCTCTAATAGCTCTTCAATATCACGAGGTAAAATTAAAACTTAAATTTAGTAATAGAATAAGTTCTGGGGGTGGATTTTATTTTAATAGTGGCGATGATTTAAATATATGGGCAGAATATATATACCTTGATACACCAGAACGTCGTCGATTTGCTCAGGGTACTCATGAATATCTAATTGAACAAGTACAAAGAAATACCGGTATTTCTACTAGACCTGGTAATGGCTCATATTGTAATGCTACTATAGATCTAAACTTTAATCACCCTGTTAAAGAATTAATTTTTGCTGCAGATTTCTATAATAAGACAGATTGGTATGGTGTTCTTCCTGGAATAGCTAATTATAAAACAAATTTAACTCTTAAGTTAAATGGACACGATCGATTCAGCGCTAATAGAAGATGGCAATATTTCTCAAAAACACAAATATTTGAACATCATACTGGACCGGGTAATTTATATGGTGGTTTAGAGGGCGTTATGTCTAAAGAACGGAATGATAATAATGCTTCTGGAAGTGATGTTGTTGATTTTGGAAAGTTAGACCAAATAGGGGTTTATTCATTCGCATTAAAACCTGAAGAACATCAACCATCTGGTACATGTAACTTCTCAAGAATTGATAGTACACGTCTAATTATAAATGATCTTTATTCAGGTGTTAATGGTGATGCTATAGAATTGGTTGTGTATGCCATTAATTACAATGTACTAAGAATTATGAGCGGAATGGGTGGTCTTGCTTATTCTAATTAATTTTGTTTATTTAAAACTATAATTTTATATATATATAGTATAAAAAATACATGTTATCAGGTAATAAAGGTTTAACAAACCATGGAAATACATGCTATATGAATTCTATATTACAATGTTTATCACATTTATTAATATTTCATCCAAATAATAATAAATTAATGAACGATTTTAATAATAATAATAATTTATTTAAAGAATGGTTAAATCTTAATAACAGCTTATGGAGAAATACTAGATCTCATGTTGTATCAACTAAAGAATTTATTATTGAATTTATTAATGAATTAAATAAAAATAATATATCTTTTTTTAGTTTTGATCAGAATGATTCAGAGGAATTTTTACATACATTATTAGATTTTTTACATAAATCTATAAAAAAAAACTGTAAAGTTAAATTAAATAATAAAATTAAAGATAAGTTAATTATGGAATGTTCTAAAAAATGGGAAAATAGTTTTTCAAATGATTATTCATATATAATAGATCGTTTTTATTCTCAAATGATAACATCAACAAATTGCCCCGAATGTAATTATTGTTCTAATACAATAGACCCATTTTTAATATTACAATTAGAAATTAATAATAATATGAATACATTAAATGATGCTATCGAAAAATATAATGATTGTAAATTAGATTCATCTAATCTATGGACATGTGATTCATGTCACAATAAAGTTAATGCTAATATCGGTATTAAGTTTTCTAAAACATCTGATGTTATGATTATTCAGTTAAAAAAATATAAGAATCTTAATCAGTTTATAGAATATCCAGAAATATTAGATATTTCTAATTATTCATATGATTATAATAATAGGGGGACTAAATATAATTTAATTGGAATGTGTATACACAGTGGTGATTTAAATGGAGGGCATTATTATGCTATCTGTAAAAATTTATTAGATGATAAGTGGCGTATGTATAATGACACTAGTGTATCTTATATAGATAACCATTTACAACAAAAACCTTATCTACTATTTTATAAACGATAAAGATATCAAGTTTTGAAGATAAAAAATAATTTGAATTTTTTGTTTTTTTTTCCTTTTACCTAGAGCTACAACGAGCTCGGTCCAAGTTTCACACGCAAAAACAGAGGTTTGAGTGAGTGGCACAACGGTAAAAAATGAGTGATCCAATGTGGGTGACTCTCAATGGTGCACGGTATCCGATCGAGCGCTCAAATGAACCTCGAAAGCTCGGACCTGGAGAATGGGCTGTAGATCTGGAAACTTTCGTTCACTCAGGTTGTGGGTTGATGACGATCAAGAATCTTACAGTAGAGGAAGCAATGCGGGTTCGGGATTTGAATCGCAAGCTTCGGTTTCAGAGAGCGGGAACAGGCGAGTGTGTAACAATTGATGATGACGGATGCGAATTGATCTGGTGCAAGGAAACGAATCTTTTGTACGAAAAGATGGGAGAAGACGAATCCCCCATGAAGAACAGTTTTACAGGCGAAATCGACGAACATTATTCGGAGAAGTTACATGCGATATGTATGGGAAAGATGGTCAAGGATGGAGATCAATGGGTACCCGAAGATAAGGCGAGTTGGAACAAGAGTGACGATAGTTCGGAATAAAGGAGGTGATTTATATCACATGTGCCGATCGTAACGGCAAATGGTAAGAGTTGGGAACTCTATAATCCATAAGTAATAAAAAAGGAAAAAGACGAAATACTGTATGACAGTAATCTTTTTTTTTGTTTTAACTTAAAACTATGGATATAATATAGTATAATAGTATATATGAACTTCAATGATTCTATTATTGAATGGGTCCGTTGTCATGACTGCGATCGAGCAGGACGGAAAAGCATTGCGTTTCGCGCCCGACCACCTGAAGAATGATCCCGATCTTTTGAGAATAGCGCGGGAGCACGCTTGGTAACGGTAGTTTATAAAGTGAATAGGCAAAACACTATAAAATATGCGAGAGCATTAGACTCGTAGAAGTACACCATCCACGTGTATTTTTTTATATTTATTATAACAAGATATCTTTTTGAAGATATCGCAAATAATTTGAATTTTTTATATTTTTTTCTTTTAAGTTTGCGGTGAGCTAGTAAAAAACCGCAGGTTGTCTGGGTCGCGAGAGGTGATACGCGACAAGGTAGCCACTGGATCGAGTGTTAACTCGTCCAACCGGAGAGGGATGGAGATGGATGGATCTCCCGGAGTGAAAGGATCGAAGGCCAAGAAGAGTTTGCGAATGGCAAAGGTGGCTCTTTTTACGGCCTATGTAGTTGACAAAAAGCTCTGTGCAGATATCGTGCACCAAGTATCCGACGAGGTCGACAAGATCGTGAAAGCAGCAACCGAAGCAACCGCAGCAAACAAGATCCGACTAGGATACTTGAATTGGAGGCACGAGCGGACAAAGCTTGTTCGGACCACTAATGTTTGTTGGGACCCACTAAGGTAGTACTTCGAGGTCAGCCGTCCGGCTAGGTATATATGTAGTGCGACTACAATTACCTACAAAAAAAAAGAAAAAAAAAAGACGAAATACTGTATGACAGTAATCTTTTTTTTTTGTTTTAACTTAAAACTATGGATATAATATAGTATAATAGTATATATGAACTTCAATGATTCCATTATCGAATGGGTAAAAATTGATAATGTTCAAAGAGAATATTTAGACAAATTAAAAGAATTAAGAGAAAAAAAAAATAAATTATCAGATAGTTTAGTTAATCATATACAAGAGAATGATATGGAATCTAATGTATTTAAAATAACTAGTTTAGATACAAATGTACACATGACAAAAACAAATGTACAAGAAAGTTTAACATTTAAATTGATTGAAGAATGTTTATATGAATATTTGAATGATCAGTATAAAACAAATGATATAATTAATTTAATAAAAAATAGAAGAAAAAAAACAGAAAAATATAATATGGTTCAAAAGTAATATTTAAAGATATAACAAATAATTTGAAATTTTAATATTTTTTTTCTATTAACTTAGAGCTACAACGAGCTCGGTCCACGTGTCACACGCAAAGAACAGGTACAAGAAGTTCAACGGGGTAGGCACGCGAAATGGTGGCGGAACACATAGTATCGCAACCGCATCCGGCACCAGAGCCGGAACCAGAGCCGGAACCAGAGCCGGAACCAGAGCCGGTTGGAGAAGAGCCGGTTGGAGAGCCGGTTGGAGAGCCGGTTGGAGAAGAGCCGGTTGGAAAAGTCAAGAAGAAGCTTGATGGCATCACAGCCACTATCGGAATGTTGAAGATGTCGGGGTCAACTGAGGAAGACCTCAAGGACCTTATTTCTGAGCAAAGAATTCTTAAGCGGGGTATCAGTTACATCCGCAATGGGAGTGCGACGCAAGAGGACTTCTTGCGTCAATTCAAAGAAATGTCAGAGAGGCAAGAAAAGGTTGGTATCTTAGAGAGAAAGATAGCCAACGTCACTGACACGATCAATATGCTTAAGATGAGTGGGTTTCAAGAGAATGACCTCAGAGCACTGATCTCTGATAAAGCATTCCTCGAAGCAGGCGTTGGACAAGTCCTTTTGGGGGCTATGACGCAAGAGGACTTCTTGGATCGATACAAGAACAGATCTGCTTCTGAGCAGATTATATAATGTGAATGTACAAAAAAAAAAGGCAAAAAAAAAGACAAAAAAAGACAAAAAAAATTGGTGCACGACGCGCCCGACATAAGCCCGATGCGGCTTTTGTTGTCTGTTTTTAAATACTAGGAATATATTGCCATTGTAATTCTCTACATATTTTAATCCATATCATATCTTGTTGTTTTAGTTTTTCTCTGCTTTTTAATAATGGAAAATATTCTAATAAATCATCTAATTCTAATAATTCACAAAATTTATGTAATACGTATGAATAAGATAAAAAATTTTTTCTTTCTTGTGGACAATGCTTCATAAATGGAATTTGAATTTCTTTAAACATATTTCTTAATTTTTCTTCATAATCGGAAGATAATAAAGGAGCATTCTTACCTGTTACAACATTAATTATTAATGGAATATGTTCGTAATATTTATTATTACCCGTAGTTTTTAATATTTCTCTAATTAATCCATATTTAATTTTATCTTCTTTTAAATTTATATTTTTTTTTAATTCATTTTTAACATCCTCAAAAACTTTAACTGGAACTATGGTTGTCTCTTTTGCTTGAAATTGGGCCAACCATTCATTGAAATGATTAATTCTTTTATAAGCAAAGTAACTTAATTCTCTTGGAACATCCTTATAAGATATCTTTTCAGTATTAACTAGAATATCAACAGTATAACCACATTCATTACAAAATAATTCACTCTCAATTAATTTATAATTCATATTTCTTTTACAATATTTACATTTATATAATAAAACCTCATCTGAATCAAATTTATCATGAATGAACTCATCATTTATATTTGCTATATATTCTGATATAATATCTGTATTATCATTTTCTTTTTTATTTTCAAAGTAATTCATAATACTAGAGGTATCATTTATACAATCTGTATTATTTTTTTTTTTATAATAATCATTTAATAATTCTCCATTATCTAAATAATATTCATTTTCTTCTTCTATGCTTGAAAATTTTTCGGATATCTTACTATGTATAGCATCTATCGTTAATCTTTTATCACTATGAGTTTTTTTTAATTTTTTATTTTTTATAGGCATCTATAATATTTATTATATTTATAAATTATTCTTTAAATTCTAAACCAGCAGCTCCATGATGGTTCTTCTTCTGGACATTTCATCGTACCGAATGCTGGAATACATCTTTCCTTATATTTGTTGTCTTTACATTCTGGATTACTATTAGCCAATGATATTATACTATAAAATATCGACATAACTAATACACCCCATATAATAGACCATATTATTGGTATTCTTTCTATAATTTCTACAATCTCTCCCACACCAGGTACTATATAAGCATCATATTGTAAAAAATCAAATAAACAATGAAGAATACAAAATATTGAAATCTTAAATATTATTGTCCAATTATTTTGAGAGATATATGAGCTTACATTGTCTTTTATACGTTCAAGACTAGAACTAGCATTACTATTATCATCCATAAGAGTTTTTACAGAGTTAACTATTAATACTCCAAATAATGAGCCTATATACATTATGACGAACATTCCAATCCAGTAAAGAAATATATAAATTGGATTTTTAGGCATTAAAGCATTTTCTATATTACTAATCGTATCCCCACCCACGCGCTGTCTCATCTCATCTAATCTAGATCCAATCGCATTTCTTCCCTGCTGTCTCATCTCATCTAATCTAGATCCAATCGCATTTCTCCCCCGCTGCCTAATATCATTTATCATATTACTATATCTCGATCTAATGTTTACAGGGTTAAAACTCTTATTGTATTCGTTAACTCTGTTACTAAAATTATTATAAAACTCTGTACTATTTGGATTATCCCTAATTTTATCTAATATATGATTATTGAAATGTTCATAATTATTCATAAGCTTCATTTGATTAAGAATGCTTCCATAACTCCCCTTATGTATATTAAATCTATTAATATTTAATTCATTGCCCATTCTATTTAACCCCAATTTATTAAATGTTGTACCCAATACAATCTTGTCCCATAAATAATTGGATGTATATCTATATAAACTACACATTATTATTAACATTATAATATTGACATAATATTCATACATATAATATATATAATATAATATATATTATGAGTAAATCAGAAAAAATTATTGGTGATATAGTTAATCTATTTCACAATGATTATATTGATACTCCAGAATTTCATACAGTAATAAATAAATATAAATCAAAAGAAAAAAATACATCTAGTTTATGGCATAGTCAACATGAGTTAATATTAAAAAAAATATCTGAAAAATCGGATTGGTATAAAGAATTACATTTATATGTAAGTGATAAATATAATACATTGGGAAATATTATATATACACCATTAATTTTATCTACGCTTTCAGTTGGATTATTTACACTTATAGCTAATAGTTATGAAAGTATTATAGATAATAATTTATTAATAGTTATTACAGGTGGGTGTAATTTATGTTCCGGAACGATTACTGGTATTTTGAAAAAATGGAATCTTTCAAAATGGATTACAAATCATCAAGTGTACTCTGATAAATTTTTAAATATTTCACAAGATATAAAATATCAATTATCATTACCATGTGATAATCGAGAAAAAATGCCAACATATCTACATAAGATAGCTTCAGATTATCATGAAGCCACGTTAACTTCTCCAAAAATACCAATGAAATATATTAAAAGTTTTAAAAAATCAAAATCATTAGAAATAGAAAACTCATCAAATATGAATTTACCAGTAGAATTAACGGGTATCTTATCTACTGAAATATATAACTGTAGGTTAGATATTAACTCAAGTAATATGTGTACAAGTACTTCTACTACCAATGGATCCAATGCTTCATATGTAAATGATTCTACTACTAATGGATCAAGTGCTTCATATACAAATGCTTCATATACAAATGCTTCATATACAAATGCTTCATATACAAATGCTTCCCATATAGATATACCTATAAATTCATCAAATGTTGAAATTATTATTCCAGTAGAAGATGATCCAGATTTATAATATATAATTATATATTATATAATGAAATATTCTTTCTTATTGGGATTATATATATTTTACATGTTTAATTATTTTAAAACAGAATATTCTATTCATCATCCATATGAATATGTATTTAGTTCAAAATTACTAAAACATCCAATAAAAACTGGTAGGTATGAAAGTAAAATATGTTTATTAGGTAATTATGTAGGTATGTTTTTATTATTTTGGTATTTATTTAGAGATAATATAAAAAATAAATCTTGTAATAATTTTATAATAGCATCGGTTGCTATTGGTTCATTAATAATGAATATGAATGCTTTTGTTTATATGTTGCCTCTAATAATAATAGAATATTTATAGATAATTATATAATTTGAAAATTTTATGGTAATTAAATATTACCTAGAGCTACACATACGAGCTCGGTCCAAGTGCTTATTACTTTAAACAAGGTACAAGAGTTTATAAAGCACTAAGAGGAAAGCGAGGAAAGGCGAGGAAAGCGAGGAAAGCGAGGAAAGCGAGGAAAGCGAGGAAAGCGAGGAAAGCGAGGAAAGCGAGGTTTTACCTCAATGCCTAAATTGACAAGAGCGGAAAAGATCATGCAAGATCGTGAGAGGAAGAAAACACAGCACGCAAAAGCTGTGAAGAGATTCACTAGAGAGAAAAAAGATGCGATGCGCAACACAAAAGTGATTACTACCCACGAAGAGGCAGTAGATCACGATGCTACGATTGGATTTGAGTGTTTGGCGATTGAGGAAATATTGTTGATTATTATCACAATGATTCTCAACTGCCATACACATTGTTCCCACGCAGATATGCAATTCACAATTCTGCGCACGATAAAGTGCATCAATGCACTTAGAATTACTAGCAAATGTTTCAATGAGGCGTTTACAACAGACTTTCGTCTAACTCTTCACAAAATGATGTATTGTGTGAATAAGGGTCACACTAACATTTGTAACTTTATAACTAGGGCGACCTTTAGGTCGCGAGGCCAAATGACATTCTTATCAACCGATACAAGACTTGAATTCACAATTCACAATGATAGTGATGAGAATATATATGTAATTACCTATATGGATTTAAGATTGTCGGAATCACGGAGAAAGATTATTACTAAAGGTGAAACAATCAAGATATGTATTGACGTGAATTATGAGCCAATGATAAATCAAGTAAGACAGTTAGTGTTTTATCCATGTTCAATTGGTCACACTGACGTTACCTGGGATAGAAAGTTCATCATGACATGTGAGGTTGATTGTTACAAGAAAGACAAACATGAAATGAAGTTGAAAAAAATGACATTTAAAGGATTCAAGGATTCGGCTACCCCTCCGAAAAATTTTAAAAAGATTTCAGAGGAGTCGATTAAAAATGTAGATAATCAGATTCGGTTGTTTACAGATGTTAATCCTAAGGAATGGAAAAAAAGTAGACGAGATTCAGTTATCAGACGAATTAATAGAGAGTTAGATGAGATTGATGCAAATAAAAGATTCATTAGGCGTATTCAGAAACAATTGGATCGTAATCAAGAAGATTTGAGAACACGTGAATGTTTAATGAAACGATGCCTAGATATGAAAGAGTCATATGATCATGTTCGCTAGAAAAGACAAAAAAAAAAGAAAATTGAAAGACAAAAAAAAAAAGAAAATTAAAAAAACAAAAAAAAATAATTTTTTTTGAAGATAAATAAATAATTTGAAATTTATTTATTTATTTTTCTTTTACAAATGGAATCAGACGTCAATATCTTGATCGATTAAATAATGAAATTAATTATAGAAACGACAGTCTGGATGTAGCCCTTCGGGGCGCCATCATCCAATAAGTATATTCAAGGTTGATTGTGACGTGAAATGCGAGGCATACTAATCAATTCAACAGCCAATATTTGGAATCGTGCTAGTAGAGACGATGGATGGTGTGGAGTTTAGAAGCCCACCGAACCAATAGAGGTGGAATTATCCATCCCCATATTGTGAACGACTTACAGTATGGAAGCAGGGGGCCGGGGATTGCGCCCGTAATGTTATGATATAGAAGAATTAGCCATTACACATTCATTTGGATACTCTCATCAATGTCTGAAACTTTTAACTGATTGACAACCCGAATTCGGATGCGATCAGTTTAAGTATTGGATATATGTTACGTACTGGTGAATTGAGTGGAGAAAAGACACTATACATAGCACCAACGAATAATAATTAGCATAAACTAATTATAAGGGACCTGCTTTTTTTTTTAGATATAAATACAATAGGTATTCTATTTTTATTCCAATTAAAAAAAAATAATATTATATGATATAAATGTCTAGAGATTATAATGAATTAATTGAACCAATTATAAATACATTAAATATCGATGATACAAAAAAAAATATTATAAGAGGAAGATTTTTAAATGAAGTTAATCTATATGATTCAAAGATAACATCTGTTAAAAAATGGTATAATTTTTTTAGATTCACAATAACAATGGGTAGTATACTATTACCTGCATTATTATCTGTTGGTCAAATGGATCCTACTAAACTTCCTAAAAATTTTGATCAAATATCATATTGGGGTTCATGGATGATATCACTGACAGTTACTGTAAGTAATGGATTCTTACAATTATTTTCACTTGATAAAAATTATTTTATGTATTCTTTAGTATGTGAAAATTTAAAAACAGAAGGATGGCAATATTTTCAATTATCAGGTAAATATGAAGAAATGCCAGATCATTTATCCGGTTATAAAATTTTTTGTAAATCAATAGAATCTATTAAAAGAAAACAAATAGAACAAGAATATGCTGGTGGTAAAAGTGCCGATAAAAAGAAAAAGTTTGAGTTCAATAAAAATCTAAACGATAATTTACCACAACAATATAGATTAGAAAACAATATTAGTGAACAACCAACTCCAGATACCGAATCAAATCCAAAACCTAAGCCAAAACCTAAACCCCAAGCTGAGCCTGAACCTGAGCCTGAACCTGAGCCTGAACCTGAGCCTGAACCTGAGCCTGAACCTGAACCTGAACCTGTTAAAAAGGAAGGAACAAAAAATAAAAAAAAATCTAAAAAAGATGATGATAATGAAATAATAGTTGAGTAAATTTAATTTTTTAAAATATTATATTAGATATTATTATATATATATGAATAATTATTATAATTCTACATCTTATCTTAATAAAATTAACACTAAACAAGTTTTAATATTAGATATAGATGATCAGTATGAAAAAAATGATAAATTTATATTAGGATCTTCGGATAAGTTCCATATAAAACTACATGAGCCAATTATAATTGATAATATATCAGAATTATATCTGGATAATGTCACGACTTACAACTGTAATATATCAAATGATAATGATAATTCAGCATTTATATTAAATATTGATCAATTTAATTCAACCACTAAAGTCGCTAGTAATTCTAGTTATACTTATACATCCGCCATTGGTGGATCATCTAGTCGTTTAATATCAAATGGGAACAATATTATAGCAAATAATATTATTATACCAAATGAAAATAATGATTTAGGTAATTATTTTTCTAGTGTTCATCATAAATCTAAAAAATTAAATTATCTAGCAGATATTCCATGTGGTAGAATAGATCAATTATCGGGTAATATTACAAATTTACACGGTGATTCTATTTTTCATGGACAACAAAATAGTAACAATTATACATATATGATTCAAAATATAAATTGGTTATGGAATGGTCAAAATAATTCTTTCAGTGGGTCTGACGCTGGGATAGATTTCCCAGGTAGTTCAAATGGCAGTATTACTCATATTAAAAAAAATACAGAATTTATTTTATCTAGAGGCACTGATACATTATCGATGGTATCATGTGTATTACTCAATGATACCAGATTAAAGGCAAATAGGATATTATTTTCAACATCCGCATCTCATACAATAGTTAAAGATAACTTTACAAATTGTTCAAATGTAAATATGTTAATATCAAATACACCTATATCTGATAATGAATGTGATAAAAATCACGGTGGAACACCCCATATAAATAATCCTAATATTGTTTTAAAGGGTGAACAAATTATGAACCTATTTTTACCAAAAATACCTGATTTAACAAAAAGTCCCGCTGAATTTGCTAAAGGTAATCCTGAACTTTATTATGATACAGGGAGATTTATTGCTGAGTTTACTATAATTGAAAAAAAATAAATAATATATATATATAGTATGAGTTTAAGTTTTAATATTGATGTTTTTTCTGGTAGAACAGATGATATTGACATTAATGGTGCGAATCTAACTAATGTGCTAATAAAAGATAGTACAATATCTGATTCTTTATTTGATAATGATCAATTAGAACTTGATCACTTAGTAAATAGTAGCATCTCGCATTCCCATTTAAGACATTGTACATATAGATATGGTACTATTGACACTAGTGATATTACCGTCGGATCTGGTAAAACTCTTGATGTATCTAGTGGAACTTTAACATTAGCCAATAATCAAATCAGTGGTGATAATATTAATAGTGGTACTATTGATAA